AGATCGAGAACTTCATCGGCCGAGATCGTGATCTCGGGATTGTTACCAGAAAGTTCCGAGAGAGCAATCACCGCTTCCTCAAAAATAGCATTCTGCTCATCGGAAAGCGTGGTGGTCATCGTCGTGGAAAGAGTGGTAGACATCGCTAGTGTTTGCTTTTTGAGTTGGTTGCTCTCTCTCTGGTGTTTGACTCATCTTTTGCCGGTGGTTGCTCTTTCTGTTTGATCCATCTTGCCCAAAGATACGATTTAAAAAAACTTTTTTTTAAATTTTTTTATTTTTAAATGAATATACTTGTACTATGATGGAGTGTAACGGGAGGCGGACGTGTCGAAGAGAATAAGTATTTAACTTGGACAAATTATATAAAACACAATTTGACAGTTCAACAAAAAAATGGTAAACCATGTATTTTAAAAATAATAAATAAATATGATAAAAAGGTTAGAATCGATGGGTTTTACATAAAAGAAGCAACACACGAAGACTCAAATAATGCAAAACTTTCAAGTGCAACAAAACTGCAAAAAGAGTTTGGTCAAAAGTCTTTAAACAAAACATGCATTTTTTAACTAAACCACGCTACCACATAAAATATGCGGTTATTCAAAAAATAATTTTTACTACTGTTAATTAAATGCTTTTTATTAAAATTGCAGTTATCGGATCGCATATAACAAGAGAATACTTTCAAGAAAATTGGCATCCTGCATCAGATATGGATGGACAGTGTCCTAATATGCACAGGTACGGAAAAAATGGAAATGGTGGAAAAATGATTTGTGATCATGACATTCAGCACAAAGATTTCACACTTATTTCTATTGGTTCTAACAATGATTTTTCATTTGAAACAAAAGTACATGAGAAATATCCGAATAGCAACATCATAGTTTTTGATGGAACCGTTCGTAAACCTAAAAACCCAAGTTTCTTGATATACAATAAAACAAATATTTTGGCGTCTAATGCGAATTATCTTAATAATTTCAAAAATTATATTCTTAAAATGGACTGTGAAGGTTGTGAATACGATGTAATCAGGTTGCTGAATTTACAACAAGTTTCCCAGATTTTGTTGCAGGTACACGGGGATAACAAACCGTTTTCTGAATTAAAAAAACTGATGAAACATTTGAACAAGACACATTCTATTTTTTATTCCGAACCGAATATTCAGTATAGCGATGGAAGTTGTATAGAATTTTCCATGAAAAAAAGAAAAAAGTATCTCACTAGTAAAAAATTATAAAAATTTACAGTTTGTTTGTTTCTTCCAAAACTCTTAGACATTTTCTATTAATTGAAAAATTATTATTTCTATGAAAAGAGTTTACTGATGTTTTATCGTGTTGCCATTTACTATGTTTAAACGTATTGATGAATCCATGTTTTAAGACTGATACATTGTGTTTATGTAAATAGTATGAGATCACAATATCGTCTGCAAAAAAACATTCTTCGGGTACTTTTTTATTTACAAACGTAAAATTATGCGAAAATAATTTGCACATTCCAGCGACTACCGAAAACCCCATTACTCCATTAATTAACTTGTCGGACATCCCCGTAAATACTTTGTCTGGATTTTCTAAAACTTTTGCGGAAATTCCAAGTAGTGATTTTTCAGGATAATACATATCATCATCCCCGAAAAGACAAACTTCCCTTTCTATTTTTTTATTTAAGAAAAAACCAGAGATATCGTAACGCGAATACGGCCCATTGTCTATTTTTGTTTTATGTATATCAAAATATCTTTCACCATAATTAATATAATGTAAAGAATAGTTTTTGAATCTTTTATAATCTTCAGGAATCACTACAACTGGTTTGACTTTTTTAAAGTTTTTGGTTATAATTTTTATTTTATCAAAGTGAGGAGGTATAGATGGAATCATCAAAAATGTTTTAGGCAAACATTTCTGCCAGTCTTTTGAATAAGGATATCCAAAATGCCTTGTCCAAATTATAGGTTTTTTTTTCTCATAAATTACATCACATCTCCCATATCTGTCTCTTCGATAATTGTAATCAGTACAAACTTTACTATTATTTTTTTTAGACAATTTCTCTTCGAAAATACTTATTTTAGGAATACTATTGTTATGCAACCATTTTTCCAGTACATAGTAAGCGTCTCTAATATTTGTGTGATAATTATTTATTCTTATGTCCAACCATCTTGGAAATAAGTTCTAACATTATTGGGTTTTTAGGAAATGTTGCAATAACTCCATTGTGAACCCAATTTGTTCCTTCTGTTATTACAAAGATAGAAGTTTTGTTTCTTATAATAAAATCTAAACTAACGAGTGGCATCGTTTTTATATCAAAATAAACACCCCCTTCAATATATAACCTACAATATCTGTACAAATCTGCCTTATGTGTACTGAAATGTAAGTTTTTGTAAAAAGAAGTCACGTAATCGCTAAAGTGATTTTTTATAAACATATACTGTTCGTTGTCATCAACCAATGTTTGGCGCCAACCATTTGCGAAATTAGACAGTGTGTTTGGTATACAATTGGCGTAAAAATTTGTTGTCCTGTGCAAAATTCTTGGTATTGTATAAGAAGGAGTAGCTAGTACATTATTACGATAAATATTCATATTTATTAAAAAAAGGTTATAATATTATTTTATGTAACGCGTCTATAATTTACAAACGTTAAGTACATTTATTATTTAAAGTTCGTCCATATTATTTCATTTTTGTTTTTTTCTCTTGTATAATTCGTTAGTATCTTCTTCAACGGGGTATTTATATTTATAAGCTTTATTCATAGTATCAATCATAAAGAAAAATGTTGCTGCATATAGACTAGAATATGGGTTTTCCCTTTTAAAAGAACTTGTAAGCCAACTTTTAGAAGAGTCATCTTTAAATACTGAAGATGCATACTTTTCCTTATCGAATACTTGACCAACCATCGATCCATCAGATGTAATCAAAGCTTTGAAATCTAGAGCAAAATTTTTGAACATACGACTCAAACCGGTCCAAAGAGAAGGATTTTCTTCTTTTATTGCTGTCATGTTTTCGTAAACAATTTTTTCGTAATCTTCTAATATAGGTACTAGAGTTAATTCTACATACTTTTTGTGATGCAAAGACTTGTTATTGGTGTTCAATCTTTTACCTAATTCACTTTTTATATCTTCAAAACTTTTATCGATACTGTCATCTTTTTTTGTAGAACTTTGTCTTGAAGTGCGTCTTGATGACGGTGAGATTTCTTCCATTTCTTCGTCTTCTTCTATTTCACCATTCACCTTTCTAACAAGTGCATCTCTTTCTTTAGTCAACCTTGTTTTTACATCCTTTTTCAAAGCACCATTTAACCTCATGAAAACTTGTTCATCATCTTTTACACTGCTTATATGTGTTAACTCTTCAAAAACTACTCTTTGAAAAATATCACATGATAAACTATTTTCTTTAGGCACCTGGTCTTCATATCCATCACGGTCGAATTCTCCACCATAAGACCACACAAGCTCTTCACCTATTTCAATATCACGAGCTGCAAAAAATATTGGTCCGATATTTCCTGGATCAATGCCTTTTTCTTTATTTAATCTACGCCGCATCGTATGAACACATACATTTTGGAAAGGAACATTTTTATCTCTTTCTTTAATATCAGTTCTATCTCCTATCCATACGGTTATAGTGTGTTTATCAGGTTCGTTTAGGAATGGTGCGGTCGGTCCATCTATCCAAGGGAATCCATTTGCATCAAGTGGTGCACATGCGTAATACTGTATTCCGTCTAACTTGTACTCCATTCCATATTTTGTCAAATGATGATAGTTTAATGCACTTTTCAAGTCTTCATTATCTAAAACAAAAATACCCCCCCAGGTGCATATAAATTCACCTTTTTCAAATTTTTTTGTTGCGAATACGCCTCGCATAGGAGGTGCGTTTCTGCGCAATTTCCCATACTTTATAACTAACCCAGATGGCGAACGTGCATCTTTTACATTTATATTTTTGAAATATAAAGGTGGTAGTTTAGGTGAAGCCGATCGAAACTTGTAAAGTTTTTCTAAACATATGTGAGAGTTCCACATTTACTTAAAAATTTAAAAATATAAAACTTGCACAAACCACAATATGTTTTGTACTAAAAAAATATTTTTACCAAAAACGGTTTGTATCATATATCAAGTGCTCCACAAACTACTATGTTCAATCCCACGGGTTGCGACCCGTACCCCAAAGGAAATCACGGTTTGTGTCAACCGGCATAGCCATGACAACTTGTGGCACCTTCTTCTTTTTCGACTTCTCAAGTGCGGAATTGCAATGGGTGCACTTCTTGCATGCAGTTGGAATGTTTTCGATCATATTGTCGCACGTGACACAGAACTTGGAGCACATGGGAGGTGAACGTTTGAGAACCTTTGGCTCTTTGGCTTGGATTACAAGCTCTCCCTTGCAGTTCGCATCCATGCACTTTTTTTGTGGTGCCGCAACATGAAAGGTATTGTTGCAGAGGTTGCAGCACTTGATGGAAATTGGAGGCTTACGGACTTTGGGAATAGAAGACTCAGAAAAGTCTTCGAGCTTGCGCTTCTGTCCCGCCACCAAGTTTGCGGAATTCAGATCCATGAGAATGTTGTAGACTTCCTTCTCCTTCTCTTCACTCACAATCTGAGTGTTGTAAAGATCGAGAACTTCATCGGCCGAGATTGTCATCTCGGGTTTGGTACCAGAAAGTTCCGAGAGACCAATCACCGCTTCCTCAAAAACGGCGTTCTGCTCCTCAGAAAGCGTGGTGGTCATCGTCGTGGAAAGCGTGGTGGACATCCTTGGTGTTTGCTTTTTGAGTTGGTTGCTCTGTCTCGGTGTGTTTGATCCAGAACGGTTACCCTGTGTTCTCCGTTTTTTTTGGATCCAGCTGACCAAAGAATACGGTTTAAAAATTTTTTTTATAGTTTGAGTAATGATTTTTCAGGATAATGTGATTCACACAAGAGCAGCTGAGTTGACAAGGATTATTCTAAAATGTTGAATCATATAAAAATACATAAAATGATGATTATGTATTTTTTTGGACAATAGCGGAAATTGCATTCAAAAATGATGGATATCCACTTGCTAACCATATATTACCCATCTATTTCAACATTCTCAAGTATACGCGTAATTGTTAACTTTTTATTTTATTTTTTATAAAAAATGTTTCTACCTTTATACTTTATACTATCCTCAGTTTGGGAATATGATTACGCGGAGCGTTTTGAAAATTACAAGTACAATATACCAGGTTTGTTCAATTATCCGGTAAAAAATGACAAATATGGATTTCGTGAAGGAATGAAACATCGAAAAAAGTTGGGTTATACACAGACGTTGGGTCATATCGGTACATCAAACAACAGCATATACATCGATATTGGTGCCAGAAATCCAGAATCTTCGTTTTCAGAATTCAAAGAAAATTATCCAAATGGTCAAAATTTTTATACATTTGCATTTGAAGCAGATCCCAAATTTAAAAATATGTACAAGTCTATTGCTAATCTTACATACATAGAAAAAGCGGTTGCTACAAAAGATGGAAACTGTTATTTCACAAAACACAGTTCTTTGACTTCTCACTTATCTTACGAAAAAACAAAAGAAAACTCTTTAGAAGTTCAATGCGTAGATATTAAAAAATGGTTGGACGAAAACATACCTCATTCAGCACTTACTGTCGCGAAAATCGACATTGAAAAAACAGAATTTGAAGTAATTCCTTATTTACTAAAATACCCAAGTACTTTTAGGAGAATAGATGAACTATATTTAGAATGTCATCACGTAGAAACATGGGGTCATCGCCCTCACACTTTTAAGGAATGTCTAAAAATGTTTGAAGATATACGAAAAATAGGAATTATTGTTCATGAATGGTTTTAAAAAACAAACTTCTAGCACCACATACACTCCGCATGACAGTATTTTCATCTAATTCCACGGGTTGCACCCATGTCCCAAAGAGGGTCATGATTTTAGTAAACGAGCGTCGCCATAACGACTTGTGGTGCCTTCTTCTTTTCCACCTTTTCAAGTGCGGAATTGCACTTCTTGCACTTCTTGCACGCGGTGGGAATATTCTCAATCATATTGTCACATGTGACACAGAACTTGGAGCACATGGGAGGTGAACGCTTGAGAACCTTTGGCTCTTTGGCTTGGACTACAAGCTCTCCCTTGCAGTTCGCATCCATGCACTTCTTTTGTGGTGCCGCAACATGAAATGTATTGTTGCAGAGGTTGCAGCACTTGATGGAAATTGGAGGCTTACGGACTTTGGGAATAGAAGACTCAGAAAAGTCTTCGAGCTTGCGCTTCTGTCCCGCCACCAAGTTGTTTGCGGAATTCAGATCCATGAGAATGTTGTAGACTTCATTCTCCTTCTCTTCACTCACAATCTGAGTGTCGTAGAGATCGAGAACTTCATCGGCCGAGATTGTCATCTCGGGGGTGTTACCAGAAAGTTCCGAGAGAGCAATCACCGCTTCCTCAAAAACGGCGTTCTGCTCCTCAGAAAGCGTGGTGGTCATCGT